TCCTTTTCCAAAGGAGTGATTGATCTCTTTAATTAATCTAGATCTTTCACGTTCCAAACGCTGTACGTTATGAGTTCTTGCAGCTTTCTTTGCTTCGTCTAAGATTTTAGTTGCTAAAGAACCATCTTTGATTTCAGGTTCTACGATGGCTTTGAACAATCGATGTTCTCGATATATTTCAGTGCCGTCTTTGTAAAATCGCTTGATAAGTGCTTGTGCACGTTTTGTCAATGCTGGCTTATTTTCTACGATACCTTTCGCTGCTGTTGCTAGCAACTGTTCGTAGATAATCCCGACATTTCGTTTTTTGTTGTGGGATCTAGTTGTCATCGTCATTCTCCAATTCAAAGTCAAGATCGAATTGTTCTTCGATCAGTGTTTCATAATTTTGTGATTCTGTCATTAACTTACGTATGCCTAACTTCGAGTTCATTTTCTCTAACATTCTTTGCGTGTCGTACGACATGGATGGCTGAATAGTGTCTGGTATTATGTCTTTGACACCATAATCCATACCAGCGATCACATCGGCCAATCTTTGAGGTGACTCTAATTGAGTTCGTTTGCCCCAGTTTCGAATCCATGAAGAATCGTAAGGGTCGCTCATAGTGTCTTGTGGCCTTGATCCTCCAACCATGTTCTTGAAATTAGGCATGTGTAATTGTTCTGCGCCAAATTTCACCGACCTATCCCGTTTTTGAGCGATGTCATTCCCGAATACACCTTTGGCACTCGCATTAGGTTTGATTTCACCGTCGCCAATGTGTTGAGATATTTTTTCAAGATCCAGATACTCTTCGTCTTCTTCGTCTTCTCCGAGGATGTCATCGACTTCTCCTAGTGTCGGAACAATTTTTATATCATTGTCACCGTCGAGGATGCGACCTGTTGGAATATCTGAATCAAACATGCCTCCGCCGGCATCACCGCCGCCGTCGTCTCCCTCTCCAGAGCCCGCATTTTCTACTTCCATTGCCTCTAATTTTTCACGAATAAGATCGTTCTGAATCTGTTCAATTGTGTCTTTATTAAATCCGAATATGTTTTGATATATCCACGTCTTTGACACCATTCCTTCTGGAGCAGCACCAGCAATGCTAAATTTTTGCTCGATAAGAGAAAGCTTCTGTTGTTGTGCTAGTGACGAAGGATTAGAAAGCGCAAGAGAGAAGTCTAATAATTCTTCTCCGTCGAATCCATGTGCGTAAAGGTGAATCATCGCAAGTTTATTAAGCTCAGCGATGATTGTCTTTTGAATACGTGCAATCGATCGAGAGAATCGTATATCCTCTTGAGCCAATGTTGCCTTCGATCCTACTTCTTCATCGTATCCTAGATATGCTTTTGGTATCTTGAGTGCGGCAAATAGTTTCTTTTGTATGTATTCGACATCTTCGATAGCGGAAGTGTTTTGGCCTCCAGATAACGAATCGATACGAGTACCGGAATCTCCACCTCGAACAGGGATGAAGTAATCTTCATCGACTGCCATCGGGTTATATCGTAGGTCAACGTTCCCTTGAGAACCAACAACTTTGTTCACTTTCAAAGAGTTCTTCGCTTGTTCTACATAATTTGACACATCTTCAGGAGGTACGTTTCCAACATCGATATAGAATACCCTTCTTTCTGGTGATCGAATGACACGATACACCATCATAGCATCCTCGATAAGAATAAGTTGGCGCCATATCCTACGTGCAGCTTCAAGAACTGAAGATCCATACGGAAGAAATGCGTCATTGCCAAGCAATCTAAAATGCGAAATTTGCCAGTTTTCTAGGATAGTATTGCCTTGGGCGATCCATCGGAATCGAACAGCAGATGGATCGTTAGCATCGTAACCTTCTTCCCGCTCAATTTCAGTGATTGGAATGGGATATGCATTTATCACACCGTATTCGGGAGATACGTCATTGAATAGGAAGAAGTCACCGTACTTACAAAGGTTACGTGTCCACATCACCATATTAAAGTTCACATTCAGGGTGTCGTAGAACAACGTTTCTAGTAACTCTTTTACTTTTCTGTTGTTGGAATAGATGTGTAAGACTCGTCCTTCTGCGTCTTGCGAACAGCTTTCTTCTGCGTAGATGTCCAAGGCGCTTGCAATCTCGGGGGTAGATTCCATTTCAGAAAAATCAGAATACCGAGCCATGCGGTCAAAAGTGCCATAAGCAGAAAGAGTGCTATTGTACACGTCTGAATGAGCTTTCTTAAAAAGCTCCACAGCAGAAGAGGCATTCTTTTCAGCTTTTGTATAATTCTTGACCTTGCGTTTGACGCTTGGTCCGGATCGAAACAGCTTCGTAAGTCGCTGAAACAAGTTGTCTGGGGTTTTTCGTTCTGCCATTCGTTCATACCTTCCTTAACTAACCAATAAATATACGTCAGTTATTATTTCAACCAGTCAAAACTACCATAAGGGTTCTTAGATGCGGGAAAGGTTACACTCCTACGTTGGTGTTGTATCTTTTGCCCATCTTGATCCAATACGGTATCTTCTACCTGTGTCGAGTTCACTGCGAAAGCAGCGAGCATTGCTTTGTTTAAGTCTGTTCCTGACTTAGATAATTGAGGAGAAGTATCGTAGAGCCAAACACCAATCGCAAGAGCCATGATGAGGTCGTCGTTTTGACCTTTCATCGCTTGTGCTTTTCCATTCTTCCATACGAAGGTCTTTAGCTCTTCATATAACCGACTGGAACGAATCTTTACTTGTTTGGTTCTCAACACTTCTTCCAATTTCGTCAGTATTTGTGTCCGGGTTTTAGAATTAGTCTGAAACCCTATTTTGGCAATGTCGTGATTGCCGTATAAATAATTATATCTGTCTTTGTCATTTTGGAAATATAAATTTCTATAATCTAATTCGCTTAATTTCATAATTACAGCGTAACCATACGAATTATTCTCAGGACATATCAATGCGTCGTTATATCTCTTTCCGGCTTCTGCTAATAGCTGTGCAAATCTATCTGGTGGCAATTTACCTTGGTATTCGGCAACGATGTGTGACGCTTCGGTATCGATTATGTGAAAAGTGGAATAGTCTGTTGCATCGCCTCTTGAAACATCTGCGGAGATCACGTACTTCTTTTCCTTCAGAGGATAGTCCCAAACCCAGACACCCATGTCAGGGCCCCAACGATCAATAGGGGTACGTATCCATTCTCGGATATATTCAATGTCTTCTACTCGAAGAAACGTTTCACCCGAAGCAGCAAAGTCACATAACAATTCTTGAGCGATTTGTTTTTGTGACATATTCTTTGTTTCTGCTTCAAACCACGTATCATCACGATCTGGGTGGACATCCCAAGGAAGCTTGATTGGATTGAATACATTTTCGCCTTTTTCAGCATACACCCACAGATCATAGTATTGCCCACCCACACCGTTCGGCGTGGAGAGTACGATAGCTTCACCACCTGTTGATAACGTAGGATACAGACCGGTCCATAGAGTGTCAAAGTTTCTCACGAACGCAGCCTCATCCACGATTAAGAGTGATAGGGCTTCTGAACGACCTGCATCTTCTGACGTGGGAATCGCTTTGATTTGAGATCCGTTATTAAACTCGAGTGCTTGTGAATTATTCTTTATAATCTGAGGAAGAATCAACCATTTAGGGCATGACGCTAGCAAAAACTTGCACTTACGAATAAAGTTTTGGGCCACAGCCAATTTCGTTGCAATGACCAATACGTTCTTGTCTTTATGAAACAACACCATCCACATTGCGTATGCAGCGGTAATAGTGGATAGACCAAGCTGTCTAGACTTTAGTACGATATTGAATCTATGGTTTCTAAAGTCATGGACACAACGATCTTGAAAATCATAAGTCTTAAAAGGAATCGATCCCTGCGTAGGATGCTGAATCTTCACGTACTTATTGAAGAAGTGAATCGGATCTTTTCCACACCTGATGATCTCTTTGATCTGTGCTTGTTTATTATTTCGTATAGATGCCATTATTCCACGTGGTATTGGATGGTTCTATAGTACTTACCTCGAAGGAGTGACGGATTGAACGAAAAGATCTCGAGATGGGATTCGAAAAGAGGCTTTTGTCCGGACCTATCACTCTTGAACTCTTTGATTTTCAACGCTCTGCCCGAAACTTCTTT